AACCAATACCAGAGCAGCTATGGCAAGATCATTTAGATGGTAAAGACCCAGCACTTGGTGTCATACCTATTAACGAAAACAACAGTTGTCGTTGGGGTTGTATCGACGTTGATGAATATAACTTAGACCACAAAAAATTAGCGGCCTCTATTAAGTCCCATAAATTCCCACTGGTAATGTTTAGATCAAAATCTGGTGGTGCACATTTGTTTTTGTTTACGACAGACTTTATTATGGCATCGTTGATGCAGGCTAAACTTAAAATAATGGCAGAGGCTTTAAATTATTCAAACAGTGAAATATTTCCAAAACAAACTGAGATACTGGTAGAGCGTGGTGACGTAGGAAACTTTTTAAATTTACCTTATCATGGTGGCGCCAGAGGTTTACGTTATGCTTTTGATGATAATTGTAAAGCAGCTAGTTTAGAAGCATTCTATTCTATCTATGATGCATGGGTACAGACCGAAGAGCAAGTACATGAGATAACAGTTATTAAAAAAGCCAAAGCCAGCAACGAAGCATTTAAAGATGGTCCACCGTGTTTAAATGCTTTAGCTGAACAAGGTTTTGGTGAAGGCTCGCGCAACAATTCTTTGTTTAATGTTGCAATGTATCACAAACAAGCTAACCCTGATAACTGGGAAGATAAAGTTATGGAGGATAACTCTAAATGGATGGACCCACCTTTAAGTTTCCAAGAGGTTAAACAACTGTTGTCTTCTGTTGGTAAGCGTGGTTATGATAAGTATCGATGTAAAGAGCAGCCTATATGTGGTGTGTGTAATGCCAAAAAATGTAGGACAAAAAAGTTTGGGGTAGGTTTTGAAGAAGAGCAAATGCCAGAAATAAAAAACTTAACTAAAATAGATTCTAATCCTCCGCAGTGGTTTTTAAATGTAGAAGACTCTAGAATATCTTTAAACAGTGTTGAGTTATATAAGCCAGATTTATTTGCTTTAGCTTGTCTAGACCAAGCAAATAAAATTGTTCCTGTATTTAAAGGCAAGCTATGGAGAACGGAATATGTAAAACCTTTATTAGAAAGTCCCGACATGCAAACCATAGAAGCTTTAGAATCTTTGAGTCCAAAAAACCAAATAGAAAATCATTTGTATGAATTCACAAGAAATTTATCTGAAGGGAAAAAATTAGACGACATAGTTAACGGTGTTCCATTTACAAACGAAGAAGAAGGCATAACTTATTTTAGGTTAGATGATTTTTATTCTTATTTAAAAAGATCTAATTGGGAATTGGACAAAACTAAAACAGGAAATTTATTAAAACAATTAAATGAAATTTTTATAGAAGAATCTAGAGTGCAGGTTAGAACAAGTAGACCTAGGGTTATAAAAATAAAAGCCTTAGAAAAGTTAACACCAAAAGTATCAGAAAATAAATGGGATGATTCGCCTTTTTAAACTTTATGATTTGTTTTGATAAAGTTTGATACAGTTTGATACAGTATGATAACGTATGATACCGTAGGATACCCAAGGATACCACAGGCTACTGTCAGGAAACTTAAATAAAACAATACTTTAATGGTTGTAAAAAAAATAAAATCAGATAACCTAGTGTAAGATATAAAGAGGAGAGAAGAAATGAAAAAAGTTTGGTACGGTCCTCCGGGAACAGGTAAGACTCACACACTACTTAATTTAGTTAAAAAATATTTAGACGAAGGGGTTCATCCAAAAGACATAGCATATGTTTCTTTTACAAAAAGAGCTGCTATTGAAGCAAAAGAAAGAGCTATTGAAAAATTCAAACAGTTTAATGAAAAAGATTTTTTAAATTTTAGTACAATGCATTCACTTGCTTTTAATAATGTATACTTAAAACCAAAGTTTCAAAATAATACTATGGAAAATTCAAACTACAAAGAATTGGGACAAAAAGTATCTTTAAATTTTATAGACGGCAAAGAAGTTATTTGGGAAAACCCTTTTAATGATGAAGACGGAACGTTAGGTAGTAGTAATAAATATTTGCAGTTAGTTAATTTAGCCGTGGTAAAAGAAATGTCTATTGAGGATCTTTTTGATGAAATGCAACCTTATAAATTAAAAAAAAATATTGCAATACTATTGGGAGAAAAGTTAGAAGAGTACAAAAAAGAAAAGTATTTATTTGATTTTAACGACTTTCTTTTAGAGTTTGTTAGTTTAGAAGACATGCCTAAATTTAAAGTGTTAATTATTGATGAGGCACAAGATTTAAGTCACATACAGTGGAATGTAATAGATAGGTTATCTGAGGTTGCAGAGCACACACATGTTGCCGGAGATGATGACCAAGCTATTTTTACATGGGCCGGTGCTGCCGTAGACAGATTTAGAGATTTGGAAAATCAACCTGGTTGGACTAGTGAGGTTTTGACTCAGTCACATAGGGTGCCTAGCTTAATACATGCGCTTGCTCAAAACATTATTGCTAGAGACCCTTTTAGAAAAGAAAAAGTTTATTTACCTAAACAAAAAAGAGATGAAAATGGTGAAGTTATTCCTGGCAAGTATGTGCAGGGTCAAATAAAAAAAGCTAATTCTATAGAACATATTAGTATTGAGTGGTTTAGAGAGGCTATTGAGAGAGGTAGCGATTTTTTAATTTTAGCCACAACAAATAAGCTGCTTGGAGAACCAGAGAGTTATTTAAGAAAAAATGGAATAATGTTTTCTAGTAAAAAAGCTAAAGAAATTTCAGTAGATAAATTAAACGCCATACAAGATTGGAGAAAGTTTACAGGTGGAGAAAAAATTAGTGGCGCTCGTATAAAAAAGATTTATTCTTTTTTAGGTAAGAATGTAAAACACGGATATAAGACAGGTAAGAAAGCTCCAGACGACTTAGAAGAATACTGTATTCAAGAGTGTCTAGATAAGTTTGGTTTACTAACAACAGATATTTGGGATAAAGCATTTCTGGCTATGAAGGATTCAGACGTCAGTTACTTTGTAGCCATAGAAGAGTCCGGTAGGAAACTTACAGATCCTCCACAAGTTCGTGTTTCTACAATTAGTTCTATAAAAGGAGCAGAGGCAGATTTTGTTTTTCTTTATACAGACTTATCTTGGGGCGAAAAACTATCTTATCAAAGAGGTAATACTGAAACAGACCGAAAATTTTATGTTGCTGTAACTAGAACAAAACAAGCATTAATTGTATTTGAACCTAAAAAATATGACTGCACCTATAGGCTGGATATTTAATGAGTGCGTATAAAAAACAAGTTGGAGGCAACCATTATAAAAACTATAAGATACAACCTAGTGAATTTATCAACAAAAATAAATTGTTGTTTGCTGAGGGTTCTGCTATAAAGTATATTGTGAGACACCAAGATAAAGGCGGTAAAGAAAGCCTTGAAAAAGCAAAACATTTTATCGACATGATAATAGAGAGGGACTATGATTAAACCTATACAGGCAAATTTGTTTTCGGTTACTACAAATTGGGTACCGCCTTCAAGTATGCCAGATCTTTCAGAACACAAAGAAATAGCAATTGACTTAGAAACCAGAGATCCAAACTTAATGACTATGGGTTCAGGCTCTGTCAGAGGCGATGGTGAAGTTATTGGCATAGCAGTTGCCGTCGAAGGTTGGTCCGGGTATTTTCCAATCAATCACGAGGGTGGAGGGAACATGGACCGCGCACTAATACTAGATTGGTTTGAAGAAGTTTTAGCTACTCCTGCAGATAAAATTTTTCACAATGCCATGTATGATGTTTGTTGGATAAGGGCTATGCACCTAAAAATAAACGGAAGGATTATAGACACGATGATAGCTGCTTCTTTGGTAGACGAGAATAGATTCTCATACACTTTAAACTCTGTTGCAAAAGAATATGTTGGCATTGGTAAAAATGAAAAAATTCTACAGGAAGCTGCTAAAGAATGGGGCGTCAACCCTAAATCAGAAATGTGGCGTTTACCAGCGCCATTAGTTGGTGAGTACGCAGAACAAGACGCAGTAGTAACATTAAAATTATGGCACGCATTGCAACATGAAATATCAAAACAAGATTTGTGGGACATATTTAATTTGGAAACTAATTTATTTCCGTGTTTGGTGGACATGAAGTTTAAGGGTGTACGCGTAGATGTAGATGGAGCTTTAAAAGCAAAAGAAAGATTTGCTAAAAGCGAAAAAACAATATTACACAGAATTAAACAAGCGTCCGGTATTGACTTAGACATTTGGGCAACTGCTTCTATAGTGCAGCTTTTTGATAAAATGGGTATTAAGTATGGCACCACTGAAAAAGGTGCGCCTAGTTTTACAAAAGGATTTTTATATAACCACACCAACGAAATTGTTAATAGTATATCGCAAGCTAGAGAATTTAATAAAGCACATACAACTTTTATTGACACTATTATTAAACACGAACACAACGGTAGAATACACGCTGACATAAATCAACTACGGTCTGATGCAGGTGGCACGGTCACTGGTCGTTTTAGTTATAGTAACCCGAACCTACAACAAATACCCGCATCTAAATTAATTGGAAAACAAATCAGAGGTCTTTTCTTACCTGAAAAAGAATGCACTTGGGGTTGTTTTGATTACTCGCAACAGGAACCGCGGATCTTGGTTCATTTTGCAATGCAGGCAGGGATACAGGGAGTAGAACCGATTGCCGAGGGCTATAAAGCAGGCAAAGCTGACTTCCATCAAATGATGGCAGACATGGCTGGCATCGAACGGAAGCAAGCGAAAACGATTAATTTAGGCATCATGTATGGCATGGGTAAAATGAAACTTATGGGGGAATTAGGCACAACAAAAGAAGAAGCCGAGGACATATATAAAACTTATAAGACCACAGCTCCTTTTGTAAATGACCTTTATCAAATGGCTTTGCGAAGAGCTGACCTAAAAGGTAAGATAAGAACTGTTGGCGGTCGGTTGTGTCGTTTTAATTTATGGGAGCCACATGGGTTCGGTATTAAGAAAGCTTTACCACACGCAGACGCGCTCGCGGAACACGGACCGGGGATTAAACGTGCATTCACATACAAAGCATTAAACAAACTGATCCAAGGTAGCGCTGCAGACATGACGAAGAAGGCAATGTTGGCTTTGTATAATGAAGGTATTATTCCACACATACAAATACATGATGAGCTTGACATATCAGTTAAATCACCAGACCAAGCTAAAAAAATTATTGAAGTTATGGAAGCTGCTGTCACTTTAGAGGTTCCAAATAAAGTGGATTATGAAAAAGGAGCCAACTGGGGCGACATACATTAATGAAATGCTGGGCTTGCAATCACGAATTAATATGGGGTGGTGACCACGACACTGAATGGGAAGACAACGACGAAGATCAACATATGATCATGACAAACCTATCATGTCCTAATTGTACTGCTGAAGTAATAGTATATCACGGTAATGTAAATAATGCCGGTGATTAAATTG